GAAAATTATCTTGACTTATTTTTACATCCGGGTTGGAAACAATTTGTAGAAGAAGCTCAAGAAACTCTTGATACACAGATTATTGAAGATATTAAGAGTGAAAAAGAATTATTCCATTTGCAAGGACAACGTACAGCATTATTAAACATCGTGCGCTTTGAGACTGGAATAAAAAATGCATTTGACATGGAGTCTGAGAATGCTTAGGCGATATGATTTCAAATGTACCAACTGTCAGCATATTGAAGAACAATGGGTAGATTCATCTGATGAGTTTGCTACTTGTCCTGAATGTGGTGATACCGCACAGCGGATAATCTCTAGTGTCCGAACACATTTCAAAGGTTCAGGTTGGCCTGATGCCGATGATGCGTGGGCTAAGGATCACGAGAGAGCCGCTAGACAATAACATATCCATAATGCTACGGCACGGAGTTTAACAATATGGCACGTTTTTTAGATGTAAGTCCCGAAGAACTAGAGGACGGAGAAGAATACTCACCTGTTGAAGAAGAGCAGACTCCTATTGAGGAACAACCTGCAGAACCAGAAGAGATTCAAGAAGCACAAGATGATGACATTCCTGAAAAGTATCAGGGCAAGGACATTAAAGATATTGTCCGGATGCATCAAGAGGCTGAGAAACTTTTAGGTAAACAATCTTCAGAGGTCGGAGAACTCCGCAAGATAGTTGATGATTTCGTTAAGACACAGATAGAAGCCAAGAATAGCCCACAAGAAACTGTCGAAGACTTTGACATCTTTGACGATCCTGATAAGTACATTGATAACAAACTTGCTAATCATCCAAAGATTAAGGAAGCTGAAGAGCTTTCTCGTCAGATGAAACAAGCAGAGATTTACAACAAACTACAATCTAATCATCCTGACTTTCGTGAGATTATTCAAGATGAAAAGTTTGGTGAGTGGGTTGCTAAATCTAAAGTTCGTACTGAATTGTACCAACGAGCAGATCAACAGTTTGATTATGATAGTGCTGATGAACTTCTCACATTGTGGAAAGAACGTCAGAACTTAGTTAAAGAAACTGCTGATATGCAAGAGACTGATCGTAAACGCCAATTGAAGTCAGCTTCTACTGGTAATGCGAAAGGATCAGGAGAGTCACCAAGTCGTAAAATCTATCGACGTGCTGATATTATTAAACTAATGCAAACTGACCCAAAGCGTTATCAAGCCTTAAGTGATGAGATCATGGCGGCATATGCAGAGGGTCGTGTCAAGTAACGTTAAGGAGTTATTAACATGGCACTAGGTACTAACCATGTCACCAATACTACTGGGGCTACTTTCATCCCAGAGATTTGGTCCGACGAAATCATCGCGGCATACGAGAAGTCACTCGTTCTTGCCAATCTTGTAAACCGTATGCCTATGACTGGAAAGAAGGGTGATACTCTTCATATTCCTAAGCCTACTCGTGGCGATGCATCTGCTAAGACTGCTGAATCTCAGGTCACACTGATTGCGGCAACTGAATCAGAAGTACAAGTCACAGTAGACAAGCACTACGAGTACTCACGTCTGATTGAAGACATTACTGATGTACAGGCTCTCGCATCTATGCGTCAGTTCTACACTTCAGATGCAGGCTACGCTCTTGCTAAGCAGGTTGATACTGACCTCTTTGCATTGGGTAAGTCACTGGGCGACTCTGACGGTGCTGACTGGGTACACAGCAATTCGTACTACATGGATGCAACTACAGACTTAACAGCTTATGCTGTTGACACTGTAGCGGCGGCTGACATCTTCTCTGATGATGCGTTCCGTGAGGCTGTTAAAGAACTCGATGACGCTGACGTTCCTATGGACGGACGCTTCCTTGTTGTTCCTCCTTCAGTCGTACAAACTATCCGTGGCATCACTCGCTACAACTCATCTGATTTCGTATCAGGTCAGCCAACAGTGAATGGTAACATTGGATCACTGTACGGTATTGACATCTACGTCTCTACTAACTGCCCTGTCATTGAAACTGCCGCGCAAAACACTGCAGGTGGTGACCTCAAGGCAGGTATCCTAGGACACAAAGACTTTGCAGTATTTGCAGAGCAGATGGGTGTTCGTTCACAAACTCAGTACAAGCAAGAATACCTTGGTGACTTGTTCACTGCAGACACTCTCTACGGTGTCAAGGTACTTCGTCCTGAGTCTGCACTCGCTTTGGTCTTCAACGCCTAAAGCACCCTCTGGGGAGTCCTTAGTGGCTCCCCTACTTTATTCTAC